GCTGCTGAAACAGTCAAGACTGCGGTCACTGCACGCAGTCTCCTTACCGCTCTGAAGGAAAACCGCATCGAGGTTCTCCTGGTAATCACCCTCATGCATTTACTGGGTGTAAGTGATCGAGTCTTGGCACAAGCCTCAGGTATCTGCTTCTAAGTTAAGTACCGTCTTAACCTCCATGGCATACATGGAAGAGTGTCCTAATTGCGGTAGCAAAGAAATGATTTGGAATTCAGAAGATGGTGACGGCATCGTCTGGTGGTATTGTCTCAATGAACAATGCATCGACCTTCACCCAGGAGAGGAAGAAGAATGATTCCGGATCCTGTGGTTGACGGATATATGTACTGCCCCAAATGTGGTCTATCGAGCTCGATAGAACAACTTGGGCTTGAAGCGTGGGAGTGTTTCTGTTGAAGCGAGTCCCGCGGGAAGAAGTTCCCATTCCACCCTGCAAAAATACGAATCGAAGGACGGCGAAGTGCCGTCGGATGTGTTGTGCCAGGAAGGACGACCGTATCGTGGAGTCAGACGCAGCAGGAATACAGACTCGTATCGATAAGCGTGGAACGCTACAACAACAATTGCATGGCTGGCATCAACCCTCTCGGCGGTGATCGCATTCAAATATGTCATCACGAAAGTTGCAGCATCTGCACCTCCATCTTCTTAGACCGTCACCTCCGGTGGCGGGGCAGCGAGATAGGGAATCCGGGCCTTGTCGCACGGTGTACTGTCTCGTGAATCGGGCGGAACGTAGTGGGGGCGGTGAATGCAACAAAGTTGCAGAGGGGTGTGCGAAACAACCATAGACCGTGACTAATGGCCCAATGCCATGGCAAAGTCTCTCGGACAAATCCACAATGTCAACCTCCGTGCAGGACCCTTCACGGCGATCAACCAACGGTATAACATTGACCTACCCGGTGAACTCACGGAACAACTGCAAAGGATGGTTCGTGCAGGAACATTTCACAAACTCGTCGGCGTCGACTTGACGGCTGAATTCACAGGTATCGCCACTCAGAGCGCAAGCGTTTCGGGTAGGATTAGATATTTCACTCCGACTCGAGGCCGATGCGAAGCATATCGGTCTGCCTTCCGAAGCATGGCTGAAATTATGAAGTCGCAAGGCATCTCAATGCGTGATAACAAGATGTATGATTTTCGAGCACCCATCAACAATGAAGCAACTCTCAACACTTTCAACAACCGTGCAACTTTGGACGGAACTAATGGACTTGCATTGACGCATCCCAGTGTACCAGGTGCAAGCATATTTGGTGTTCACAACGAAGGTGTGCAACCAATTTCCACAACCTCATCCGGGAATGTTTTCACGAGCGGGTTCGACACGATTCTTCAGGGATCGGGCGGGACCGATTTCGTCTTGAACGATACTCTTCCCTTTACAGGCAATCCAATGAATGCTTCAGAGGAATACGAAGAGATTCCATTTACGCTATCGTATCAGCCAGGGACTGGCGCACCGTCTTATATCGCCGGTCAAGTGGATATGTTTTCATTCCGACCAGATCCGGCTTTGTATCTGGCCATCCTATGTGGGCAATTGCAGATTGTAATTGATACATTGGACCTTGGTGCGGGAACCGCATCAGTGTCTCTGGAAGTGTCCGCTCAAGTAGCGGGTTGGAAATCCATTATGGGCGCTCCAAAGAAGCCATCACGAAAGAAGTCCTCTTCGAAGAAATCCCGGAAGTGATTTTGTGGTTCGGAAATACGGTAAGGTTTTCCGCAATAGATCGGGCATGTTGGTCCGATATATGTACGAGGAAGGAAAGGAACGAGTTCTTTTGGCGGTCGAGCATGAGAAGCGGAAGATGGCCGCTGAGGATGCCGTCCGTTTGTTGGTGGAGTTGAATCAATGAATCCGCCAATTGATGGGTCAGTTGCTGCTGAAACAGTCAAGACTGCGGTCACTGCACGCAGTCTCCTTACCGCTCTGAAGGAAAACCGCATCGAGGTTCTCCTGGTAATCACCCTCATGC